GCGGCCGTATTCTTATCCCCTGCGTTATCAAGACAGCCGTGCCGTCTCCTATAATCGCGCTTGGGGTAATACGTTGTTTCAAGAATTCCGCCCACACGGATCCGACATCTTTCCATTCGATAACGGAGCCAAATCCTACATCCTCACCGATAACAGGCTTTTTAAGCGCTATCCTGTGGCGCATCTTCCCGATATTCATACTTTATTCTCCGGTTTTCTTCGTGCGCCTGACGGTCCTTCTCGTTGTCTTTGGTCTTTCCTTTGGGGTTTCCTCCGGCTCTTCATCTTCCTGATCTACTTCCTGATCTACTTCTTCATTCTGATTGTCCGCCGGATCGTCTTCCATGTCTTCATCTTGTTCAAGTACTTCTACATATCCGCCGGAAATGTAGGCAGTTAATTCTTCCGCTGTTCCGTCGTACGTTTCTCCGACATCAACGATTGTTCCGTTTATGATAATTTTCTCCAGTGCTTTTATCAGCATGTCATTCACCTCTCGTTTCTAATTGCAGTAGTTGTGCAGTAATTGTGAACGGTAATTCTGCCCCCTGTCCTACTGCGTTTCTGTTTTCGTACCAGTACCCCACGATCATATGCATACAAAGGATAGACTGGGCGTCAGTCTCTTTGACTTCAACGCCCGTCCCTTGCAAAATAAACGTTTTAGCGGTATCGATGAGTGTCCGGATGACCTCGTCTTCCTGGTTTCCGTCAACTCGGAGATACGCTTTAACGCCATCCAGAATGCTCATAATACCTCCTTATATTATGCAAGCGTCAGCTCACCGTATACGGCTGCGGCACTGTCAAACGCTTTAACGTCAAGCCTTGTAATTGCTTTAATGTCGTAAGAATCGCGAATAAATGAGTTCCCGCCGATGCCGGTGCCTTCGAGTGTAATAAGCTGGCGGTCAAAGAGTACGATTGCATCCGCCAGAGACCCGACAATAATCGGCGCCACTTTCTTTGGGGATGTCGCACTCGGCAGGTACTTGTTGCTGACAACGGTAACCAGATGAGCGGACAGCAGTTTTTGTGTCGGATTGAGCGGATTTGGCTGAAGCAGGTAGCGCCCTTCAGAGTCTTTTAACTTGTCTAAGAAGTTAAAGCCATCCTGATTGGTAACAATGCCTGACACCAAAGAAATCGCCGGGTCAAGATCCACATTCAGAATGTCTTTCAAGCTGTCTACATTAGCAACAGGTTTCTTTGCCAGTGTTTTCATGATTGCAATGATCAGGCTGTTTCTCGTGACGACATCTTTCTTTGCAAACCACGCGCTTACATAAGAGATGAGATTCTGGTCTGTGTCGGACAGCATTTCTTTCGAAATCGGAAGAATGCCTGCGTATTTTTTGATCGCATATGCAATTTTTTCGAATTTCGGACCGTCGATTTCTTTGATAGTTGCCATTTCATCAACGCTTTCAAGCGGCGTCATTTCTGCCCATTTTTCCATAACGCGAGACCCGGTCATAGTAGTTGTAGGCGTAATCGTGACAAGCTGGTCCAGCGGATTCAGCGCTCTCTTGAGTTCGTTGATTTTAGTTGAGATGTCCTGCGGAACGATAAGCCCGCCGTCTGCGTCAACTCCCGCTTTCATGCCAGCTCTGGCTTCTTTCAGTACTTCGGCTTCCGCGTCCGTCGGCATCTGGCGCTTAATCTCTTTCACAAGCCCGCTGAACATGAGATCTCTTTTTTCTTCGTCGGTGATTTCAACCGCGCGTGCCGCCGGGGGAACTGTCGCCGGAACATCTGCCAGCGTCTGCTCAATCTCCAGCTGCCGTTTGAGTTCTCTCAATTCAGCTGTTTTACTTTCCGCTTCGTCAAGTTTTTTATCTGACATCAGCGTGCGGATCTCTTCGGTTACTTTTGCCATCCTCTGACGCAATTCTCTTTCTTTTTCTGTCATTTCTTTTTCCTCCATTTAAAAAACCGCCGTTCGGCGGCAATTATTGATTTAACAATTCAAGCTCTATATCGAGCTTCCTTTTTCTGATATTTTCTTGTTCTTCTTTTAAAGAATTAACATACGCTTCTTTCGATTCTTGCATCGACCGCTGTACGGCCTGCGCTTCTGTATCCGGGTATGCCGGCGTTGTGACGATTGACACATCCCACAGTCTTTCGATATGCTTGACTGCCCGATGGTACATGTCTTTCTCACTTTCATATGACCAGTCTGCGCCGCTTTCCGCCAACGTGAATGCAAAAGAACACTGATTGACGACGCCAGCTGACATGTTCGTCATCAGGTCTTTAGCATATGCCGTATCCGTCGGAATCAAGCTGAACCTCAGCCCGGTGTCGTCTACCGACAAACTTAGATGCCCGGGTCCTTCTCGAACGGTATTTCTCGCCAGCGGATAGTTCGGATCGTGATTAATCAGCGCTACAACGTTAGACATGTCCGTTTTATCCAGACACCCGCGCTCTAAGATCTCATCAACGCCTCCGAAGTCTTCTGACCGTTTTCCGAACTTGAGGGCATACCCCTCTAAAATGACAGTTTTACCGTCTTCCAGAGTCCGAATTTCAAACTGCGTCTGATTGATTCTTCTTTCCCTTTTCCCCATTATCATCACCTCCTTTCAGTGTTCCGTTCTTCGCTTTTGCTAATTGCAAATCTTTCAGAACGGTAATATCTGTATAATTGAGCGAGGCGAGGTGAATGTCCCCCACATCACCTATACATTCCATCTCTTCCATATCGCGGATCTCATTAAGCGTATAAATGCCAGCATAGAGCATGTCTTTGTAGTATTCAGCTCTTGCCTTGCTGTCACCTCTGAGTTCAGCCGCGGCATTGAATTTCACATAATAGTTTTCTCTTTCCGGTTCAGTGAACAGTTTATAGTTGATTTCCTGTTCCCACGAAGTAAAGATCGGAAGAAGCGTTGTTTTGATGTAATCAAGACTCATTGCTTCGGCGTTAGCGTATGTCGCGCGATCCAGCTGCGCCAGCTTATGCGGCGGTATCCGGTAGACCTTGGCGACTTCGTTAATTCCGAATTTCTGCGTTTCGATAAACTGTGCCTGGTCCAGCTGCATGCCAAGCGACTTATATTCCATTCCCAGGTCAAGAACAGCGACTCGTCCGGCATTATCTATACCGCCGTTGATTTTTTCCCATTCTTGACGGAGTTTCTTTTTCGCTTCCGGATTGATCTTCGACGCTGCTTGCAACACGCCGTGCGTCATTGTGCCATTTTTGTAGAACTGACTCTGAAATTTCTTGATTGCATTCTGGCTGTCCAGCTCGTCAATCAACGTCCGCCATTTCGGCACGCCGATGAGTCCGTCTTTTGACATTTCATAGAAATGCAGAACATCGTGCGGCTGCAGATGATACATCGCCCCTTTGGCGTCGCTTGTCGTATATGTCAGTGCCCCCGATACCACGTTTAACCTGATTGTCGTTTTCGTCGGGTCAAGCGGCCATAACGATTTCGGATAGCCGTCAGTCCCCCACTCAATATATGCAATGGCATTTCCATAAAACCCCATATGGTATTGCAGCGTTCGCTTAAACGCAAGCGGTGTCATGAGCGGGTTCGGCCGTTTATACAGCAGTTTAGCGACGGGATGTTTCATCCCTTCCGTCTTTTTCCCGCCGGTTCTGAATGTGTGAATCGGCAGTTTACCGATATCGTCAGCCAAAATATTAACGCACGTATAAATGTTACTGTTTTTACTTGCAGTTGCTGCCGTTACACCGTCTCCGTTAATTGCGGATATGAGCCAGTCTGCAGGGCTAAGCAGTGTACCCGAGTCTGTCGGGTTTGAAAAAAGCTGTCGTAAAAGCATTATTTACCACCGCCTCTCTGCGCTTTAGCAAAAATAAATGCCAAAATCAGGCACTCTATAGCCGCGGTATATACCGCGACCACTGGAGATATCAATACACCGCCGGCAATCATCAGAATGCACCCGACGAACAGAAAAATGTCGTCAATCACATACAATATCTTTTTCACATGTCCTCCTTTATAGACTGAAATCGTCGCTCAAAATATAATCACTCATGTCATCTTCTTCGGTAATCCGCGCACGTGTAAACGCATTGATAACCGATGCTATCGGGTCAATTCTGTTTGTTGATTTCTCTTTGTCAAGCATGATGTTTTCGTTCTGGTCTTTTTTAGTGACCGCATTGCTAATTGCCCAATCGAGCAGCGGGTTTTCAAAATGCAAAATGTTTCCCTGGTATGCATTTTCCCGGAATGATTTTGTCGGTTCTGACAGCGTCATCATGCCCTGCCGGACTTCTACGCATGTATACTCCAGTTTTTCAAGTTCCTGCGCATAGTATGTCGCATTATACGGGTCATAGCAGATTTCTTTAATGTTCAGTCCCAGTTCTTCCGCCGTTTCCACCATCCATTTTGTCATGTAGCGATAATCTACTACCTCTCCCGGGTTGACCGTCAGCCAGCCACCGCGGGCATAGTAGTCGTACGGCACTCTGTCTGTTTTTATCTTTCTCTGCAGCGTTTCTTCCGGAATAAAGCTGTGACCAATAACGATGTACTTTGTCCCGCCATCCTCTTTGACCGGAACAACCAGCCCGATTGACGTCAAATCGACTTTGCTTGATAAATCCATGCCGATATAAGCATCCAGTCCATACAAGTCGTAGCTTTCTATCCGCCCCCGAGTATTCCATTTCCCCATATCCATGTACGAGGCCCCGGACTGCTGATTCCAGATGTTCATGTTTTTCGTGAGAAATGATGACATTTTTTCCGGTGTCTCAACTGCCACTTTCAACGCACTCCTTATATTCGCAATGCCCTCTGGGTATGTTGCCACAATCGGGTTTGCTTTTATCCAACATTTTTCATCTTTGACATCATCGATCAGGTTTCCTTCTTTATCTTTGTCCAGTTCATTGACCATGCAAAAGTAATCCGGTACGTCATAATCAATGTCTGGATTGAGGATCTTTTCTACCAGCGGATATTCTACTCTGTAACACGGTCCCCCGAAGTTCGTCCCCGCGGTAGTGATGATAAATAGCAGAGGCTGTTTTCTGGCCATCATACCGGTGTCTATGACATCTAATATTTCGGACGTCGGATGCGCGTGATACTCGTCAATCAGACCGCACTGCGGATTGAGACCGTCCCCGGTCTTTCCGTCATCTTTTGACAGCGCCCGGATAATCGAATCGCTTTTCAGGTGTCGAATGGTACCATAGCTTTCTTTCCATTTTCCTTTCATTTCCGGCCATCGCCTAAGCATTGCCAAGATCTCATTGTAGATGATTTTAGACTGGATGCTTTTCGTCGCCCCGATGTATACTTCTGACATCGGCTCTCCCATCGCCATCATTTCATAGTCACCGACTATGGCGAGTGATTGTGATTTCGCATTTTTCCTCCCAACCTGCCAATACGCTTTTTTAAAACGCCGGAGCCCCGTATCTTTATTGACCCATCCGTAGATATTTCCGAAAATGAACCGCCGGATCGGCTCAAAAATAATGGGCTGTCCAGCTAAGATTCCTTTTGTGTGTTTATGCATAGCCGCCCACGCAAAGAATCTTAGCGCTCTTTCTTCATCAAAGACATACGGAAATTTCTTTGTACCCGCCTTTTCTACATCCTGCAAAAAACGCATACATGCCCACCTGTGTTTTTGGCATATATGCGTTTTGTTTTTTATGCATTTCTTACTATACCTGATCAACTCTTGTTTCAGCGTCATACATCAAAACCCCTTTTACTTAGCGGGTCTTCTTCTTTCTTTTCAGGTTCTTTCGGTACATTCTTTACTTTTGCAAGCGGTGACAAGAATAATCTGTCTTCCATCTGTACGAGTGCCGCCATTTTCGCATTGATCGCTTTGTCCATCGCCATAATGCCGCCAGTAGATAAGATATACTCTATTTTTTCATAGAGTTTGGCGGCTTTTCGTTGACTGTATTCTGCTTCGAGAATTTCCTGCGTTGCCGTCGTTTCTTCACCTGTTAATTCTATTCGAGCAATCTTGTCCCGGCGTTCTATTAAATCTATATACTGCGCAAACGCCATGCAGTATCTCGCAATCACTCCGATGTCCGCCGATGAAACGAATTTGAAACCGGTGTAAATTTTCTTGATTTCTTTCCATTTTTTATACGCTTCTTTGTTCGTTTTTACATAAGTCGGGCATACTAATTTCTGCTCGCCCAGATGTATTTCTGATTTTTTTCTGTGTGCAATTTCCGCTTTCGTCAGGTGACTCGGATTGCCTGAAACTATATGCAAATCAATAGGTTTTGCTGGACGCCCGGCCATGTTATCCCTCCTTTCTTTTTAATGTTGCTGTTTGCGCATAATTGACATTTCATCGCATGAGTTTAATGTAAGGTCCATTTCCCGAACTTTTTTCACAAAAGAGGAGGCGCACGGTACTGTCGCATCCGGTCAAAACATTTTTGACCCGGGGGTGGTCTGTCAAGCTTTAATTCTATTTCCAAATCCGCCGTTTTCTCTCGCTGTTTTCTTG